GATTCCTGAACATTGTTACTCCATATCTTGAGTCAATCCAACAACGTCAAGGTCTTTATGCCTTCCGCGTTATCATGGATGAGTCGAACAACACACCTGACATCATCGACCGTAACATTCTTTATGGTCAATTGTACCTACAACCTGCTAGAACTGCTGAATTCATCATTCTTGACTTCAACATTCAATCAACAGGTGCGGCATTCCCAGGTGCCTAATGAAATAATCGGGGGAGTTGAAATATACTCCCCCAATTTTTTCTGAAGGTGACTATATTTATATGAAAGAAAGATTTTTAAACTTGGAGAAATAAATGGCTGAATTACTCGATCCTACCGAAATTTTCTTTACCCCATATGAGCCTAAACTTCAAAATAGGTTTATTATGTATATTGAAGGCGTTCCTGCTTATCTAATCAAAGGTGCGGGTAGACCAAACATCAACTTCAACCCAATCACACTTGACCATATCAACGTCAAGCGTAAGGTTAAGGGTAAGGGTGAATGGCAGGACGTAACTATCAAGCTATATGACCCAATTGTTCCTTCTGCAGCACAAGCAGTTATGGAATGGGTACGTTTGTCACACGAATCTGTAACAGGTCGTGATGGATATTCTGACTTCTATAAGAAGGATATTACATTCAACGTTCTTGGCCCGGTTGGTGACAAGGTTGAAGAATGGACTTTGAAGGGTGCATTCATCACATCAACAACATTTGGTGACATGGACTGGTCATCTGATGCCTTCGTTGAGATTTCACTCACGCTGGCCTATGATTATGCTATCCTCCAATTCTAATCGTTGAATATAAATTTTGTGGGTATCTTGGATTTTTTCTAAGATACCCATATTTATTTATACGAACAATATTGTTTCATTTAGTTATAGGATTTAGTTATGGCACAAGTATCAACCGGATATAATCTCCCAAAGACAGCTATGGAGATGACCGACGAAGAACTAAAAGCCAATCTCATGGCAGATTTCAAACAGACCTCAGTCAAGAAATCAAACTTTCCAACAGAAATTGTACCACTCCCATCAAAGGGACTTCTTTATCCCGAAGGCCATCCGTTAGCGGAAGGTGTTATTGAGATGAAGTATATGACGGCAAAGGAAGAAGATATTCTAACCTCACAGAATCTTATCAAACAAGGCGTCGTTCTTGATAAGTTATTCGAGTCATTGATTGTTACACCAATGAATTATTCAGATTTATTTGTTGGCGATAAAAATGCAATCATGGTTGCAGCTAGAATTTTAGGATATGGAAAAGATTATGTAGTGGAAATTGACGACCCGTTTTCTCCGGGTACTAAACAAAAAGTTACAATTGACCTGACTCAAATAGAACACAAGGAGGTGGATTATTCTCTATTCGAGCGTCGAATAAATGAATTCGACTTTGAACTACCGCAGTCGAAGCGGGTTGTCACTTTCCGCCTAATGACTCATAAGTTAGAAAAAGATATTCAAACCGAAATAAAAGGAATGAATAAAACAACAGTCCGTACAGGTATAGACCGTGAACTAACAACACGTTTGAAGAATCTTATATTGGCCGTCGATGGTGAAACAGGACGTGCAACAATAAACAACTTTGTTGATAACGAACTATTTGCGTTAGACTCACGTGCTCTTCGTGGTTATATGAAGGAAATTTCACCTGACCTTGACATGACCTTTACATTTGTTTCAGACGCAACGGGTGAAGTAAAGGAGATAGACATTCCAATGGATGTTTCCTTTTTTTGGCCTGGCACCTGATTATAAACTAGGATTACATGAAGAGATTTTCTCTTTGTGTTACTATGGAAAGGGTGGATTTACATGGGAAGAAGTGTATAGCTTACCAATTCACTTAAGACGGTTCTACATACAACAAATTTCTAAGGCGATTGAAGAAAGAAACAAGGCAGAACAAGGCGAATATAATAAGACAAAACGTTCTACACCAACATTTTCTTCAACACCAAGACGATAATATTCGGGGTTTACATATTTATAGGTATGTAAACCCTACTTTTTATGGAGAATGTAATGGCATCGTTCAAAGAAGATTTATTAGACATCATAATAAATTTTATAGTAAACAAAAAAGCAGCAAGACTAAAGAAGGCATTTGTGAAAAATCCAAGTATCGTAAAGTCTATCGAAGATATGTGGTCATCATATGATAAAATGCAAAAGAACATAGATGATTATTGTAAGAAATATCCAGACGCTTGTAAAAAAGCAGCAGAAGATAGGGATAAGTACAAAAGACTAATGCGATAGTCTTATAGTATATGGCAGAAAAAGATACCAAAAAAAATGTAGATTTAGCCGAAAAGGAAGTAGATGCTCTTCGGAAGGGGAGAACTATACGCCAAGAGTATTCAAAGACCGTAGATGAACTTGTAAAGAAACAAGAAAAACTAAATGACTTAGAAAAAGACTCGGTAAAAAATAAATCGGAAATTGTAAAGTTACAAACATCAATAGAGGTATCACAAAAAAAAGTTCTTGATTTAGAAGAGAAATCCAAAAAAAATCAAGAGGAACTTAAAAAGTATAGGGAAGAACGAGAGCAGGCAGAACAAGAAGCCGAAGAAAGATTAGATAAAGCCGAAAAGGCTGACAAAAGATTACTTACACTTAAACGAGAGACCAATACTGAATTAAATCTCTCTCAGCAACTAATGGAAAAACTTGGAGAGAACTCTGCAAAATTTTCTGAAGAAGCGAGTGGAGCCAGACAATTACTAAAACAACAAACCAATATACTTGCACAGTCTGAGATAATCTTACAAAATCAAAAATTTATAACAAGAGATTTTGTTCAAGAATTAGAAGCTGGTAAATCCGTAACTAGTGATATAGTTTCATTGGAAAAAGAAGTAGTTGGTCAAATAGATAAAGCGGCAATTGGTCAATACCAAGAGGTCGATTTATCAAAACAAAAAGAATTGTTAGAAAGAAAAATAGTAGAACTGAAAGATGAAAGTTCTGGAATGACTACGGCCGAGCGCGAACAAGCTCTTGCTTTGGTGGAACAACAAAAAAATGCACTTCAAACACTTGAAGCGCAAAACAAACAAATGAAGAATATGTCAGACCAAGCGGCTAAAACTCTTGGAACTTTCAATAAATTTGCAGAGCTAGATTTCAAGGGAGGAATACGTCAATACTTTGAATTAGATAAACTAAAATCCGATATGAAAGATAAGCTGGGTAAAACTATATTGGAAGTTACTGAAGCCGTTCGTGGAGGAAAAGGTCTTTCAGGTGCTTTCAAGGCAGCTGGATCAAATTTAGCTGGAATGACTAAAGTTGCTGGAAAAATGGCAATAGGTCTTGGTATCACGGGTATTGTTGCTGGTGTTGGTCTACTTGCGAAAGCCGTAATGCACGCTGATGAAGAGGTTGCTAATTTAGGTAAAGAATTCGGAATATCATATAAAGAAGCCAGAGGGCTTCATCATGCTGCAATTGACATTTCAAATGAAATGGGTTTAACAGGTATAGGTGCTAAAGAAGTAACCGCTGCTATGGCCGATGTTGGTGAGATGATGGGTGGAATAGATATTGCCGCTCAAATGTCAGCTGGAAATGAAAAAGTAAAAGAACTTGTAAAACAAACCGCAGTTCTAACCAAACAATTTGGACTTTCAGGTGAAGAGGTTGGAAAGATTCAAGATCTTGCAACTATCACTGGAAAATCAATGGATAATCTTGTAAAAGAGTCTGTTGAACTTGGTAAAGGCACAATGACTGCAAAACAGAGTTTGAAGGTCTTATCAACAATACCACCACAAGTTGCAGTTGCATTCAAGGGTTCAACTAAAGAACTGATTGCTGCAGCTCAAAAGGCAAAAATGCTTGGAATGGAATTGGGAAAAGTACAACAAATTGGGCGAGGTATGTTGGATATAGAACAATCTCTTGAAGCAGAAATGGAAGCGAGAGTTCTAACTGGAAAAAATCTAAATCTTGACGCTGCAAGACAATACGCCTTACAGGGTGATACTTTCAAATTACAAGAAGAAATTCTGAATCAGGCTGGTTCATTAGAAGATTTCACAAAAATGAACACACTTCAACAGGAATCAATGGCTAAAGCTCTTGGTATGTCTGTTGAAGAAATGACAAAGATGTTGACTAATGCTGAAAAGTTGAAAAAAGCTGATATAAGTTCTGACTATGCCGCAAAACTTGATGCAATGGAAAGTGCAGCTGAATTAGAAAAAGAAGCCGCTGGTGCTAGATCTAAAGAACAAAAAGATTATATTATGCAACTTGCTGCTGAAAAACGTTCTGCCAGTTTGAAAGAAACAATGGCTAGTTTGTTGGAAAAAATAAAGGCAAAGTTTGCTCCAATTATAGATGCTGTACTTGGTGTTGTTGGTGGATTGAAAGATGGCAATGCCGGTGTATCTAAGTTTGAAGAGATAATATCACAAATAGATTTCAAAGAAATTGCTGAACAAGTCAAGGCTGTACTTCCTAAACTCATAGAAGGATTTACCACACTTATCAAAAAACTACCAGACATCATAAAAATGGTTGCTAACTTTGTTGAAAAACTAAGTGGTGGTATAGGGCCGGTAACAAGTATAATGGGAATGATAAACCCTGGAATTGCTGGCTTCGGTATAATGGCACTCAAGATTGGTGGGCCAGGTGGTGTTGCAACAGGACTAAAACTTGCAGCTGGTGGTGCCAAGGGCTTATTTGATTTAGTCAAAGGGCCACTTCAAGATGGAATCGGAAAATTAGCAGGTGGTGTCACTGATAAATTAGGTGGAGCATTCGGAAAAGTTACCGATAAAGCAAAAACAGGACTTAGTTCTGTTATGGAGAAGATGGGTAAATCAAAAATGCCTGATACACCTAAAGCTGGTAAGGGTGGTGGTGCCATGGATTCAATCGGTAAGATGTTTGAAAAAATGGATCCGAAGAAAATGTTAGCCGGTGCTGCCGCATTACTTATCGTAGCCGCTGCTCTTTATGTTGCTGCAAAGGCAATGCAAGAATTTTCAACAGGAGTAAGTTGGGAAGGCGTAATGATGGGAATTGTCACATTGGGTGCACTCGTATTGGCAGTAGTTGGACTCGGAACATTGATGGCCTCAGGTGTTGGGGCTGTTGCAATTATTGCTGGTGCTGGAGCCATGTTGATATTATCTGGTGCAATGTATGTCATGGGTAAGGCAATGCAAGAATTTGCAAAAGCTGCGGTAATAGCTATACCAGTTTTTGAAACACTCTTCAAAGGAATTGTTGGTATTATTGCAGCCGCAGGACAAGTAATAGTAAATGTAATAAATGCTTTTACAGGCGGTATAACCACTATAATAGAGTCTTTTGCTAAACTTGGTAGTTTAAATCCAGCTGCTTTACTGGGAGTTGCCGCTGGAATAACGGCAATAGGATTCTCTCTCGCTGGATTTGCAGTTGCTGTTGGTGGTGGTGGAATGTTGGGTGGTATAATGGGTTCAATCGGTAAATTATTTGGCGGTGAAAGCCCAATGGAAATGGTTGTAAAAATATCGGATAAATTGAAGCCAGAAAAATTATCAGCTACCGCAATTGCTATACGAGATTTGGCATCCGCTTTCAAGTTTTTTGCAGAAGAAACATCGAAATTAGCAAATTTTGATACAAATAAACTTGAAGAGATAATACAAAAAATGGAAGACGTGAAAGACATAGAAAATAGTGGTGCTCTTTCAAAATCAGTTGCTGGGGTTGCAACTGCAGTAACTGGATTCATAGGAAATCTATTTGGTTCTCCGGAAAAACAATCCACTCAACCGGTGAGTGCTGGTGCTGGTGGCGGTAGTGTTGCTGTAGCAACAGGTGGTGGAACGAATATGGCAAACGTTGAAAAGAAACTTGATACTTTAATCTCTGTAATATCACAAGCTGCAAACCAACCACTTGTAATCAAGTTTGGTGAGAAGACAGTAGAGGAAATAAAGACACAACTTAACTTCAAAAAGGCAACGAATATCGGTATTGATAAGGGATACGGTAAAACTATATAAGAAGATGACATCGTTGATATTTATAAGAAACAATGGGTAATAAATGGCACTAGTAGACTTATCATCTGATTTATCAAGATTTCGTTCGGAAGTTTCAAAGGAACCAAAAAACAATCCTGAGAGTTCTAAAGCAACGAATAATAAAAACTTCGCAACTTTTCAACCGATTAGTGCGAAGCTTTCTCAGTTTGGTCAAGATATAAAAAGACAAGAGCCAAAACAACTGGAAGATAGACTGAGTTCTACTAAATTAGATGATGTAAGAAAATTTGTAGAACAAAACTTGTTGATCAATACAGTATCAAAATACTCGAAGATAGATGAGGATTACTCATTACAAACGATGAATGTACCAACTGAAATGGTCTCTAAAACATATGGCACAGTTCGTTCATCGGAATTTATAAGTCGTCTGACAACATCCGATATTCTGCCGATAAAACAGCAGCAGGGTATCTATAATAATGTATCGCCAACCGATGTTGTAAAAGATACTTCTGAGCAATCTAATAATGTAGTAAATCCAGATACACAAATAACTCGTCCAACTCAAACATTTGATCGTAAAGGTACGAGTCCAGATGTAACTCCATTACCCGGTGAACAGACAAATAATATTGTAAACCCCAACATAGAAGTTTTACCTAAACCACTTACGTTTGACAGAACAGGTCAGTCGGTAGAAATATCAAAAGATCTTATTTCTCAAACTGGAAATGTTACTGATCCAAAGACTGTTCTGGATATAAACACACTAACATATGAACGTGTAGAGCAAAGTCCTTTTATCCTAACGGATACTAAACAAGACGGGTTTGTACAAAATCCAAACATTCGTGTTTTTAGATTTGATGGAACAACCGTTCAAACAGAAGATAACAGCCGTTTGAATTTGGATGGACTCCCACTTCGTTTTGTTCCAATTTCAAGATTAGAGAGATTTGAACTTCCACGTGAAGTGGATGTAGAACGTTATATTGGTGAATCTCAACAATTAGAAGACAACAGTAGACTGAATGTAGATACCGTTATAAAAACTATACCGTTTGGAAGACATGAGAATCCCGATGAATCGAGGCTTTCAGTTATTGGAACACAGCAAGTAAACTTCTTCACTGATACTAATGCAAAAGGATTTGTTGTAAAACAACAAAAGGGTGAAACTCTTTATTCCAGTAATTCAACACTTGGTTGGAACGGTAGTCGCACATCAGCTCCTACGACTAATTTCTTTACTGATGTGAATGGAAAGGGATTTACATCGTTTGTTCCTTCCGGTGAAACCCGTTATGAAACAGAATCTTCTGCTTTTGGTTTTACATCTATACAATCAACTAATTTCTTTGATGTAACAAAAGCACATACTTCTGAAGGATTCAAAACATTTTCTACATTGTTTGAATCAGATTACAAAGAAGATTCTTCTGTATTCACATTTACTGGCCCATCACAAAATGCACCGGCTGTAAACTATTTTGATATAACAGGAACTGTTTCATCTGATGGATTCACTAAATTCATTCAGATATATGATACTAAATATATACCAGATTCTTCAGTTTTTACTTGGATTGGTGATCGTAGTGAATCACCTGAACTAAATGTTTTTGATATTACTGGAGCATCAACTACGGCAGGTTTCCATAAATTTGCACAGA